GGAAAAGGACCAATTTCATAGTTAGGAATACCTGTAGATGCAACGTAAACGTAATTATCATTAAAGAATGAGTTTTGAACGTTTGTTGTATAAGGACCAATAGCATTTAAAATCTGTGCATTATCAGATTTACCTTTGTTTAGGTCAACAGATACAAGGATATTACCTTGAGGAATTACACTTGCAGGTTGTGGTAATTGATATTGAAATACTGTATCACTATCTCTAGATGTAACTAAGAAAGATCCATTATAGATGATTGGGTTTGCACCGTAAATGGTAACAGAATCTCCAACTAACAATCCATGATTATTAGCACAAGTTACAGTTGCAGATCTATTATTAACACCACCAAATGTAATTGAATTAACAGAAATTAATTTTTTAACATTATACAACCAAGTTGTTAATTCTGATCCAGTACTACTACCACCTAACTTAGAAACTGATAATTTATCACCAGGTAAGTAGTAAGAACCAGTATCAGTAAGTGTTGTTTGTTGAGCATCAACAATACCAACAATATTCATTACTACTTCTTGAGGAGTTCCTTTATTAATGAATACTGTAAAGTTTGAAGATACGATTGTCGCAGAATCCCAATCTTCAACAATACCATTTACAGAACGAGTACACTCAATAAACTGATTAAGAGATTTTTCTTTATATTGAACAAGTTCTGTAGCATCACTACTACTTCCAATTAAAAATTCACCGTTTCTTTCTGGCCAACCAATAGTAGAGTCAACTGTAATAATACTATCTTCAGTTCCAAGAGGTTCTGCAAGTTTTGTTTTATATGGAACTGTAAATGATCCATTGATAGTTTCTTCTGATAAAATTAATTCAAAAATTTCTACATCAGAAGTTTTAATTGAAATATAGTTTTCAACTAATGCACTCGCTGCTTGAACGTTAGTATCAGCAATATCAGCCTCTTGTGTTAAAAGACCATCTCTAATATCATCAGGATTACCACTAACTAAAGTAGCACGGAGAATTGTATCAATAGACCATGTTGCAGCAGATGGTTTGATAATCTGATCTTTAGGATATGAAATACTTACTTGCTCACCATAAAGAAGTTTGAAAAGGTAACTAATACTAAAGGAAGTTCCTTTTGCACTGTAAAAATCTTTAATAGTTTTGATTGATGTTCTTACATCAATTTTATTGTAATCTAATTCTGGAACATCAGGTAAAAATTGTTCTTTATACTTGTCTAAAAGTCTCTTGACAAATAAAGAGTCTAAACATTTAACCTCAGTATCTGAAGTTGCTGCTGATGCAGTAGTATTATTAGAAAATACAGCATTACCATCTTCAGTGTATTCTGTAATAGCACTTGCTGCTCTAGCACATCCGATAAACTTTGCTTTTTGATATCCTTTACCTGTTTGATTTACTTTGAATCCAGTTACTTCATTTAAACCAACTTCTGCAGAACATTTTGCTTCTGGAGGAGATTGAATAACGATTGTTGGTGGAGTAGCAGCACTATATCCAGTTCCAAAAGATGATACGTTAATATCAGTAATTTGACCATTGAATATTGAAGCGGTTGCGGTTGCACCAGTTCCTCCAATATAAACTCCTTGATCATTAGTTCTATTATCTACGATATAAACAGAAGGAACATCATCATATCCACTACCACCACTTAATAAATCGATTCCAACAACTCTACCATCAGAGTCAACTCTTGTACTAAGAACTTGAGCACCTACAGGATCAATAATTGCAATTCTAGGAACAGTTTCATATCCTTGACCTGGATTAGCAATAGTAACTCCAGTAACAACACCATTAGTCAAAACTGCTGTTAATGCTGCTCTAATACCATTAACACCAGTTGGTTCATCGACATAAACTGTAGGAACAGTAGTATATCCTTGTCCACCATTAGTGATAGGAATAGTTCCAGATACTTGTCCATTTACAATAGGACAGACACCTAGTATAGCACCGCCAGGTTGCTTGAAAGTGATTCTAGGGGTAAAAGTATATCCACTACCAGAAGTAGTAATTTCTACAGTAGAAACTGAACCATTTGTAACAGTTGCTTTTAATACTGCTGCTGAAGAACCTGCTTTTGTTGGAGTTTGTATCTGAACAGTAGGAGGGTTTGTATCACTGTAACCTCTACCACCATCAAGTAAAGAAACTGTCTTAACACCATTAATTAAGGTCTTTACAGATGCACCTGATCCAGTTTCTGAGTTAATAGAAACTTGAGGTGGATACTCAAATCTATAATTACTTCCGTTTTGATTTATTTCAACACTACTTAACTTACCATCGTTGTCTACACGAGAATATCCTACAGCATTTGCACCAAAAGAGGGAACTGGTGCTTCAATAGAGTACAGAGAAAGGAAACGACCATTTAAAGGTGCAGTTAAGAAAATAAATTGATCTCCATCAATAAAGAAATCGACTTTAGGAACTAAGAGGCGATTATCATATACTGCAAGAAAATATTCATCAACAATACCATCATATCTGACTCCATTTCGAGTCATTGTAAATTGTCTCTTACCTTCACCAAATCCGTTTGATAAATTATCAATCGCTAAAATATTATTTTCTACAAAACCACTAAGATAGATGATAGATGTTTGTGAAGAATCATCAGAAGCAAGTTTTAGTCTAGGAGCAGTTGTAAAAACAATATTACTACCACTTACTGTATAATCAATATTTGGAACTAAAACTTTACTATATGCAGTAACAATCAGGTGTTGTGCAGAAGGAGGAGATATAGGATTATCTTGTGATGTAAGAGGAAACTGTGTTGTAGTTCCATCAAATCCATTTAAAGGATTTGCAAGAGTAGTCCACTTAAGTTTTACCTGGTCATAAGAAATACCAGGACTTAATGCGATATTTGGTGCTTGAGTTACACCTTCATAATATACAACCTCATTACCAATTAATATACTTCCATCATTTTCTAAAAATTGATCAACACTTTCAACAACAATTTCGTCATTAGTCGCAGTAATATCTTCTACAATTTTTGTAGCACCATCAAGGATATCAACATTGAGTTTATCAATGTCGAGATATCCAAGAAAATCGTTGAGAATATTTTGCCCTAATCCAGTCTTTTCTTGCGAACGATAATAATATTCAAGAAATTTATTGAATAAAGGATAATCGTTAGCAATAAAATCTGGGGTCTGTTGTGCGACCGATTGAGAGACCTTATTGATGTTCATCTACAAGTTAGAAGCAGGTTGTGTTAGTCAAATTACCAGCGTTTGCAATATCAGCAACAGTGAGTGTTGTTGGTGTATTATTGAATACTGCGGGTGTCAAACTATTTAGTGGGATTGTAGGAGGTGGAATGGTTCCAACTGGAACTATTGTGACCTCAGGATTAACAATGTTAATAATTGTGCCTGGTGTTGAAGCAGGAATTGTTGAAACGTTAGCAGGAATGAATAGAACAGGAATTGAAAGACCTGTAGGTAATAGATCTGCATTTGTTACAGAACCTGCACCAGTTGTAGTATCAGTGATTGATATGCCATTTACAGGAATATTGACACCAGCACCGATAATAGCAACAGGACCGAAACAAACTTCACCAGTTGAATAATTTACTGTACCTGCTGCATTATTAGTATATACCTTTCTATTACCTGTATTATAAAATGTTCTAAGGTTTCCAAAACCATCATCTTCAAATTGTTGATCTACACCAGGTCTATCAGAAGTTCTGAATGTTCCTGATAGCAAGATTGGTTCTTTCTTACAAGTAGTTCCATCATTATTACTTGGATTACTATCATAGAGAGCACCACCAGTAGCAATACAATATGTATTAGTCTGATTAGTAGTTGGTCTAATGTATCTGAGTAATGTTAACTGAGTAGAAACGTCAGTGATAGAACTATCAGCAAGACTGATTGCTTTTTCAAATGAACCTAATCTAAAGGTAGAGTTAAAGTTATTGATCTGTGTTTGAGATGCCCAATCATTAATACCAGATAGAACATTTGTATTAATTTCAGATGTGTTAGTTGATGTTGCAGGATCGTAAGATGCAAAAACTTTAAGGTATAAGTAAATATCTTCTGGATCAATAATTACAGGATCAATAGATGCCATAGCATATTTTCTTAAATCTGCTGAAATTGACTTTTTAGTAGCATCATTAAGTAATGAACCTGTCTTTGTTTTGATTGCAATGTATACTTTACCGTAAATTGGAGGATTAAGTGTATCCCCACCATAAGCAACTACCGCATCAGCATTACTGTATACCTTTTTAGTGATTGTTGCATAATCTTGAGCAGTAACTGCTCTATATTGAGAAGAGTAAAATCTAGGTGCGTTATATTTGATTGAATCAACAGTTTCAGCAGCTGCACCTAACTGAGAACGTTCTTTCATCTCTACAGTTATATCTGCAGGCGAGTAATTGACTCCGTTAGTATCAACCATTCTACCAACATAAGCAAACTGATTAATCTCATTTGCTTCAGAACCAGAAGTAACCAAATATTCTAAAACAACTACCTCACCATCTTTTAATGCTCTACCTGCAGTATCATCACCAAATTTAATTTCATAACGTTGATCCTCACCTTCAGAAAGGAAGTATGCACGAGTAGTTGCAGTCAAGTCAGTGATCGTATCAGTTAAACTGTACAAATCAGATTGTGTAGATGTTTCATTCGGTTTTACACGAACAGATAATGTATTAATATCAACTGCTTCAGTAGGAATCTTATATGTTTGTGCTGCAAATGTGTTTACAATATACGAAAAGGTTACAATACTACCTTCTTTAACAATAACACTGTCAAACTCAGCCATACCTGTTGTTGTATTGACTGTTGCTGTTATTGGTTCTAAAATATTAAACAGATAATTACCACCACTAGCAACAGACCCTTTTGCAAGAGTTACGCTAGTAGGATAAGCACCATTTGTTAATGATGTCTGTAACATAAATTTTAAACATGCTTGAGATGCAGTAATAGATCTCGGAACATAGTTTAAAAGTTTTGCAATATTAACTACGTTGTCTCTAACAGTGGCAGAAGGCAAAAATGCTTCATTCATTGCCATGTTAGCATTAAATGCTGTATAGTAACTATTATATGCTAATGTATCGATCAGATATGACAGTGACGAACCTTCAAAGTCATAGTCACTGAATTCATCCCTCGTTCTAAGGTATGATTTTATAGATGCTTTAATATCATTAAAGTCTAATGCTGTTAGGTTATTCGGTTGCATTATTCGGGTCTCTGTAATACGAACTCAATGGTTTCCACTGGAGGTAATCCAACAATTTGATAACGTAGTTCAACATCAAAAGAGTTTTTCTCGAAATTTGCTTTTACATTAACAGCAATTATTCTAACTCTAGGTTCATACTGAGTAATTGTATTTATTACCTCTTCCTTGATAGAAATAGAAGTAAATGGATCAAGTGGTTCAAATAGAAGTTCAGATATTCGAGATCCGATATCTGGTTGGAATGGTTTTTCACCAGGAACGGTCAAAATAAGATTTTTGACTGCTTGTTTGATGGCATTGTCATTTTTCACGATAGCAACGTCTTTTGTATTCGCATTTCGCACGAAACCGATTCCTAAGTCTTTAAAAGACCTAGATTCGACAAAATCTTTACCTCTTATTTTTTTTAATGCCATCTGTACAGGGAAAGTCCTGTATTATTTATCGACCTTGACCCCGATATTTCTTTTTTGCTCTATTTTTAGATGTTGCACTGTATTTTGTGTGCTGTCCACGTCCTTGACGTGTCTTTTTTGGTGTCGAATCAACTCCTACACTCATAAAAGCTCTATTTTTAGTTGCCATAATTAAACTCCAATAAAAACATTAGGTGAACACCCTGTTACAACGGAAGTACATGGAAATGCGGGTGTCTGATCTCCAAGTGGGTCTCCGAACCTTCCAGCACGACGACCATTAATCCAAACAGTCATACTTGTAGCAAAAAGTTTCCTCGAATGACCAACTGCAGGTTCTCTACCACCTGCAACTCCTATTGTACACCACCAGGCAGGTGTTGCCCTTGTGGTAAGACATTTAAACCCAACA